AGTATAAATCGTATCGAAATACGACTTCTCCCAGGGCTTCTGACCACCTGCTACTGATCCCGGACCGTGCTTCGGAATTACTCCCGTTGCATCGACCCCACCGAGTACGCGCTTCACTAAAGAAGCAGCATACCCGAGTTCGCTTACGCGAAGTGGATCACTTGTATCCCAGCCCGTTAAGGCTAGGTCGACTTGTTTAAACCTCTCGATGAAATCAGAGGTCACAGACTCGTCGTACGGCATCTCTAGCTTATAAAATAAGTAGAGCAACTGTCGAATACATCGTAGTGCATATGGATTGGCGTCAGCCAATTCATACCCATCAACAGAAAACACGTGTTCTAATAGCCACCCAAGGAACTTGGGGAGCTTACTGTCGGCTCTCAGAGAGAAGCCAACAATAGTTAGAACAGCGCCTGTTGCTAAAGCATTGTCAACGCTTTTTGCAATAGAAGGTAGAGTCTTTGTAAAGAACTCTACGCCCTCAGCCTCGAATCTGCGCTTAATTAGGCGCAGATCACGAAGGTGTTCTGTTTGTGTATGTGCAGGAAACGCACTAGCTACATCATTGTAGCAAGCGCACAATATGTCGTGATACTTAGTATATACTTTGTTTTTCATGACGTTGGCTATTCTTGTTTTCCCCTTTCGAGGTGTTACAGTCCCAGCCTGCTTGCTACAGAGTCCTCTTGAACCAAAGGTCCAATACTCCTATCAGCACTATGAATACTGTTGACAGTCACGGAATGTGACTGAGCTCTAACGAGCAACAACAGTTAGTGCCATTCGTATCAGATCCAAACTTCCTTGGGCGAACCCAGGGAAAAGAAGGATCGCAATTCCTGCGGCTTCGTACGCTCTCATAGAAACTTGTTTCTGTAAGGGTTAATCGTTAGACGGCAGAAGTACTTAAACTTCTCCGTTGAGGATTCGCACGAGGTTGGCGTTTGAGCTTGCTCGGAGCATGGAGACCACGCTAAGCAAGTCATCGACCAATTGAGCAGCAGTAGGCGTCGAGCCCCCTAAACGTGGGACCTCCAACACGATTTGGACAGACCGGTTGACCCGGTAGTCTGTGTCGATATGGGTGGTCTGCACGCAGTTGACGTCGAGTCGGCACAAGTGCCGGTCGAAGACAACATCGGGAGCTGGAACGGACGCATTGGCAACCGTCTTAAAGCCCTTCGCGGTCCGCACAGAATGCGAGATCTTGAAGTTCTCAGGATTGGTTTGCGCAACGGCCGCAGCCGAACGAATGGACGATCCTGCCACATTATTCAGAAGTGAATAAATGGTTGGGGAACTAGTTCCCGCAGTGATCGTCGTTGATGGGTCGAGTGTGAGGTCAATGGCAAGCATGACTGTATTGTTGTGTTTGTTTTTGGTTATAGTGCACGAGGCGCTCTTGTAAACGGCTTATGGCCGTCGAAGAGAGTATCATCCTCGCTTGAATCTCTGTTTATTTCCGGAAATCGCTAGAGCACCCGCAAGGGAGTACTGCATAGCGCCGGGGACAGAGACCGTCAAAGAGTGCATCCGGGGTATCCACGGTGCACGCTCGTAATAGTATCGTTCGTCGGTCCACAAATTAACTTCCGTATATTTTTGGTTGTTAAAGTGTGGTAATACACCGGTAATAGATCCTATTGAGTGATACTTCACAGAATGCGAAGCATCAAGTATTACTATGTTCATACCTAGGTCAGTGGGACTAAAGGAGCGCAAGAAGCCTCCGATGTCCACCAACCAGTCGACGACGAATGAGAAGGGAATAGCATTCCAGACAACTGCGGGGTCAAACCTGACCCCAAACGCGTCTAGCCATCCCCTAATTTTCCGTCGCACGCCTGACACACCCGGGATCGAGTATGAATAGACGAGAGTCGCGTGATAGATAGGCTCTAATACCCACCTACAAGAGGCGGTTAGTTTCGCTTTATTTGCTCCTTGCTGGTTCATCACTGAACCAAAACAGAAGTTCATATCGCGATCACCTATCTTCACGGACGGCAATTCATTGGCACTTAGTCTACGACTAGTATTCCGACGAACAACCCGACCTGCGTGAGACTCCAAGTACGACAAACGTTTGTCGAACCCCTTGAGAGCCTTCATCATCT